TTGCTAAGTTTGCAAAAGAAGTTGGTAATAGTGAAGCGACAATAAAAGGTCAGATCAAAGCGTTTGAAGGCTTGCGCGAACAGGCCGCTATGGGCGGCAAGGTTTATCGCGAGCTTGGTGCAAGTATCGGCAATCTTAAGTCAACCCTTAGAGGCTCCACTGATGAGCTAGAGCAGCAAAGGGCTGGATTTGTCAAAACAGGTAATGCTGCCAAGTCTTCTGCTGCTGATATTAAAGCCGTAATTTCGCAACTTGAAGTTTTAAAAGGCAGAGCCAGGCCAGGGTCTTCAGCCTTTGCTCAAATTGCAAAAGATATTGATGCTTTGCAGGGTCGATTAAAGGAAGTCAACATAGAAGTCAAGAAATTTAATGCTGGCTTTGAGACTTCTCAGCGCCCTGCGATGAATCTTGAAAAAATTCAGCGACAGATTGGTCGATTATCCGAGGGGATGAAAACCCTTAATTTTACGAGCAATGAATACCTTCAAACTCAGACGAGAATTGCTTTGCTTGGCCAAGTCCAGAGTCGCTCCGTGGGGAGGCAGCAAGTAAGGGCAAACGCCGAAATGTTTAGTAGTGCTGCATTTCAAAATTTCGCGCAGGGACCAGCTGGAAAACTTGGCCTGCCAAATACAGCAGCAGCTTTAAATCTTGAGATTTCTGAGCTTCAGGCTCAATTAGCCAATACAACTCCAGGGGAATCTTATAAAAGAATTACCCAAGAAATAGCTTCAAAGCAGGCAGACCTGAACACAATACTTAACAGTACGGCTGACGCTTACGACAGGGTTGCGGCTGCTCAGTCTGCGTCAACTCGTAGAGCGCAAAAAATCGCAGACCAGCAAGAATATGCGCGTAGTTCAGGTCTTGCCCCTGGGGCTGGAGGCTATCGGGATCCACAAACCGGCGCAATTATTGCAAGAGGGCGCGGCAGCATTGCGAGCAGAAGAGCTTATAGGCAAAGAGGGCAAGCATTCTTGGATTCGATAAACCAAGAAGCTCAAGGGTTGCGGCAAACTTTAGCTCTGCCTGCTGCAGGCGGGACAACATCAACTGGTCCTGGTATGGCCAGACGGATAGGTGTTGGGAGGGAAGTGGTTAGGGGCGCCCCAGCTGTAGACGTGACATCTCCCGCTGTAGGGCTGAGCGAGCCAATCAAAAAGCAAGCAAATGCGCTAAGAGAAGCTGCCACTGCATATAAGCCATACAACGCAGAGATCAGGAAAGCTAAAGCCGCAAACAATGGAAGTATTTCTGGAATAAATAACCTTAGAGCCGCTTTGGAAAGAAAGCGCAACGAGCTGCCTACGACCACGGCTGCATTTAAGCGTTTAACCCAGCAGATTGAAAGCCTGGACAGGCAGGCGGAAAAAGCTAGTAAGCGCATGAGCCGCCGCAAATTCTCCCCCGGCAAAGCAGCCCAGGTTGCTGGTGCAACGATTTCAGGCGGAATCTTTGGTGGTCCTGAAGGATTTCTTGGTGGCGCAATTGGTGGCGCGGTTGGTGGTGTTGGCGGGTCTTTTGCTGGTGCTGCACTTGGCGCTCAGGTAGGCCAGCTCAGACAGCAACTTGGTGGGTTTGCTGACTATGCAGCGAGTATTACGAGACTGAAGATCGCCCTAGAAGGGATTACGGAGGTGCAAGGCGATGCGATTGCAAGTCAAGGAAACTATGCAAGAGCCGTAGCCGCTGCCGCCAATGTCACGAAGGAATTAAATGTTCCACAAGAAGTCGCTATCAAGGGAATCACTCGACTTACTGCAGCAGTAAAAGGCGCTGGTGGCGGTGTTGCTGATGCAGAGCTTGCTTTTAAAAATATCACTGCTGCTATTACGGCCACTGGCGGTGGGGCAGAACAAGTTGAAGGAGCCGTAACTGCACTCGTACAAATTTTCTCGAAGGGCAAGGTCAGTGCAGAAGAGATCAACCAGATTGCAGAAAGATTGCCCGGTACGTTCAACAAGATTGCTGAGGCATCAGGCAGGACCGGGCCAGAACTGACAAAAGCCTTGCAAAGTGGCGAGGTTGGCCTGAACGACCTGATGAAGTTCTTGGTTCAATTAGGCGGTGAATACGGCGAATTGGCTGAAAAGATCGCGGGGTCTTCCGAGTCCGCTGGAGCAAGATTAACAGTCGCATATAACAATATGCGGATTGAGATAGGTAAAGCTCTTCAGCCGATTGGTGCTGAGTTTCAAGAGGCATTTTTGGAATTTATTACTGACATTGGTCCGGGCTTGGTCAAGACAGCCAAGGCTGTTGGGGAAGGTATGCAGTTTATTCTTAGGAATAGAGAGGCAATCGGTACGGCAGCTGCACTTGCCGCAAAATTAGTCTTAGTATCCAAGGCAATGAAGTTGATCGCAGGTCTTAAGCTTGCGACTATTGCCTCTTTAGTAGGAACCGGAACTGCCGCAAAAATTACTGGAGACGTTTCTGGAATTGCAGCAGGCAAGGTTGCCTTGCTGGGTAAAGCATTAGGGAGTCTTGCTGCTATCGGCATTGTTACTGTTGGCGTTAATTATGTAGTCAACGGCATTGGCTCTGGGAAAAAACAAGAAAATTTGCTGCAAGGTCTTGAGTCAGGCGAGTTTGATAACACTCTTCAGAATCTTCCCTATGATCAAGCTCAAGCTGCTTTGAGAGCAGAAGAGCAAAATCTTACACAGCTTCTAGCGAAAAGAGATAAGCAGCGTCAAGAGATAAAAGATCTCGGCGGACTCGCCGGTATCCCAGGGATTGGCCCAATGATGGTTGGGGCAAAAAGAGGCAGGCTAAATGAAACTTTACTGGAGATTCAAAAATCTCAAAGAATTTTAAGCTCAAAGACTGTGGCACCGCCAAAAAGAGAACCTCTAACCGTATATGACGATCCTACCGGCACTGATACCGGCGGCGGCGGCGGCGGCAAAGGTAGTGCGGATCAAACGCTTTCGCGATTGATTAGCTTGCAGAACGAATACGATTCAATTCTCCGATCAAGCCCATTATTAGAAATTCAAAGATTTCAACTTGCTAATTCACTGGCCCTAGTCCGAGCGCAAGAGGATAACAACGCAGAACTCGTAAATACGATAAAAAACAATGAAATAAACCTTGATTTTGCGGATCAAGAGCTGCGAATAAGAAATCAATACATAGACGCTATGAATGCTGCGAATAGCATAGAAAATCCACAGGAGAGGCTTTTAAAAGAGAGGATTGCAGGGGAAAAGCAAGCTTTTGAGCTTGAGAAGCTTGTAATTTCAGCCAATGGCCGTAAACTTGATCTTACGCAAGAAACTGCTATAGCTGCAGAAAGAATTGCCAAAGCTTCTGAAGACGAGCTTTTCAACCTACGCGATCAGCTTGGGCTGGTCGGCAAGCAGGAAAGGATCGATAGATTCAGGCAGTCAAGAATAGACGCAAGGGATCCAAACGCTGAACAGCAAGCTGACTTGTTCCGCCAAACAATAGACCCAACACTTGCTGAGGGATTAACACAAAACATTGCCAAGCTGAAGAAAGATTTAGCTGAACTGGTTAATCCAATCAATCAAGTAACAGGCGCCGCAACAGCTATTGGTACTGCGTTCTCCGATTCGTTCAAAAGTGTTCTTGATGGCACTTCTACTACTCAGGAAGCACTGGCTGGATTCTTTAAGAATATCGCCAGTTACTTCCTTGATATGGCAGCGCAGATCATCCAGAAGATGATCACGATGTATATCTTGAACAAGGTTGTTAGGTTGCTGCCTGGCAGTGGCTCAGCTCCTAGCTTCCAGAGTGGATTGGACTCAGGATTGCCGCTTTTTGGGGACTACAGCGGCCTCTCAGGCACTCCATTCGCAAAGGGCGGAGTATTCGCCCAAAACAAGATCGTGCCTTATGCCAAAGGTGGCATCGTTGACAAGCCCACGATGTTTGCTTACGCCAACGGGGGCACTGGCCGCTTTGGACTTATGGGTGAGGCTGGCCCAGAAGCGATCATGCCGCTCAGTCGTGGATCTGACGGTAAGCTCGGTGTTCAGGCTTCTGGTGGTGTTGGTAACGTGGTTGTAAACGTTGACGCATCAGGAACAAAAGCCGAAGGCGACGGCCAAGGCGCAAAACAGCTTGGCTCTGCAATTGGTGCAGCCGTTCAAGCTGAACTGATCAAACAGAAACGACCCGGAGGGCTTCTCTCAAGTTAATGGCAACTTTTGACGAAACAACGGTCGGCGCTGATGTGTGCCCAGACTTCCCGGCTTCAAAGGCTTCAAAGCCTAAGGTAAGGTCAGCAAAGTTTGGCAGCGGATACGAGCAGAGAACTACTTTTGGAATCAACCAAAACCCTAAGAAGTGGAACCTAGAGTGGGCCAACAGGACTACTGCTGATGTTGCAGCTATCGAAGCATTCTTTGATGCAAGGGCTGGAGCAGAGCCTTTTGATTGGACGCCGCCTGATGGCACAACCTCTTACAAATGGGTGTGCAAGGAATGGGACAAGGCGATGACAATACCTGCTTATGCCACGGTTACCGCCACCTTTGAACAGGTATTTGAGGCATGAGCACCCCACAATCAATACAGGAGCAGCTCCAATCCCTTGAGCCGTCTGCCATCATTGAGTTATTTCAACTGCAATTGACAGCTGCAGTCAATGGCATCGATACAACTTTTTTCTATCACGCCGGAACGAATGAGCTTGGGGGTGATGTGGTCTTCAACGGCCTAACTTATCAGGCTGTGCCGGTAGAGGTTGAAGGCTTTGATGTGACGAGCAAAGGCGCAATCCCTCGACCTAGCTTCAAGATCGCAAACGTCAACAGCTCAATTTCAGCATTGTTGGCGCTTTACAACCCGTTGCAGGCAAAGGTCACGCGGATCAGGACATGCAAGAAATTCCTTGATGCTGTCAATTTCTCAGCAGGCAATGCAACGGCAGATCCTACGGCAAAATTTGAAGATGAAGTTTGGTATATCGATCGAGTGGCAAGCGAAAACCCTGAATTAGTTGAATTTGAGCTTACAAGTAAGCTCGACTTGACTAATCTTGGATTACCTCGGCGGCAAGTTGTTGAACATTGCCAATGGAGATACCGGGGCGTTGAATGTGGCTATTCAGATAAAAGATATTTTGATCTGAATAACAACTCAACGGATGAGGCAAATGACCAATGCGCGAAGAAATACGAAAGTTGCGCCGTCAGGTTTCCAAGCGGCTTGTTGCCATTCGGCGGGTTCCCTGGCGCCAGACTGCAAACTTGAATTCGAGGCATACGCTGCAAGTCTCGCCCCGTCGGAAGCTTGCGGTGTGGTCTGCGGCAGCAAGTTTTGGCCGTGCCGGAATATCGCTGATGACCCTGAGCGAGATTTTGTGATTGACCCGCGCAGCTTTGCCGCAGCTGCCTTAAGCGGGGCCGTGACTGCGGTCATACACTCGCATCCAATGGGAGGGCCTGCCAGCGCTGCTGATCTGTCGGCCTGCCGTGGCACTGGCCTGCCGTGGCATATTTACTCCATGCCGGATGAGCAATGGTCAACTATCGAGCCTTGATCGGTAGACAGTGGGACTACGGCAGAAGCGATTGCTTCTCGTTGGTCCGCGAGTGGTTCAGCCTGAAGGGCGTGGCCATTCCTGATTTTGATCGACCTGCAGATCTAGACAGCTGCGAAAGTCTGTTTCTGGCAGAAGCCGAAGCCTGTGGGTTCTTTCAGGTTGAATTTGACCGGCGCAGGCCAGGCGACGTCTTGATCATGCGCCTGGGCACTATGGCGCCAATGCACGCGGCAATAGTGCTGGAGAATGAGCAGATTCTGCATCAGCGGCAAGATTCTTTGAGTGCTGTTGAACCATTGCGTCAGTATTATGTGAGCAGAGTCGCGGCGGTCTTCAGGCATGATTCAGACCGTCAGGTTGCTGGGTGAGCTGGGCCAGCGCTATGGCGTTGAGCATAAATACACAAACCTGAGGACACCGGCAGAAGCGATAAAACTACTTTGCATCAATCATCCTGAGCTACAGCGCGAGCTGATTACGGCGCATGAGCACGGCATCGGATACCGGGTTATCCAAGCGGACACCGATCTGGATTATCCAGACTTGCGCCTCCCGATCGGGCAGCATGACCTGATCGTGACTCCTGTGATCGCAGGCAGTGGCGGTGGAACTGGAACGATTTTGGCGGGAGTGGCTTTGGTTGCAGCTGCTATTGTCCTCGGCCCGGCTGTTGGCGGTTTCATAGGGCTTGGGGTTACAGGAGTTATTGGTGGTGCTGCCGCGACAGCTATCGGTGCAATCGGCGCAAGTCTGATCCTGGGCGGTGTCTCTCAGCTGCTGTCACCTCAGCCAACAATCGGAAACCTAGGCTCTAATCGTTTGGGCAGTGGTGACAGCCTTTCAACAGATGGGCCGCAATCCGTCACCCGTGGAACAGATGGCCGCCAGTCGTACGCTTACACCGGAGCAGCTAACACCGTTGGGGTTGGCGCGACGATCCCAGTGGCCTACGGTGAGGTGCTGATTGGGTCTCAGCTTCTTTCAGCGAATGTAGACGTAACAGATGAGTCCGATCCATTACGGAATGTGATCAAGACGCCAGGGCCTGAAACCATTCTGTTCGGTGGCGAAAAGATTGGATTTAGCAAAACTGAAGCGTCTGGCATTAGATGCAGAAGATGGGAATATGATCAAGTAAAATTTTCAGATGGCAATTCATCCCAAAGATTTTTGACGCTGCAGCAAGGTAACGTGATAAAACTAGACGAAGTTGACGGGGAAGACGATGACAGGGCTGATAATTATCAAGTGTTTTTTGAACTTCAGGACGGATTGTTTGACCGTGTCAGTGGAGAAGACTCAAGCTTCGTAGATGGCTTTATC